GGCGTAACACATTGATACAGATTACCTCTATCTGCAAGGACATCTGTATTCATGAACACGTCGCCACTGTTAGCAGAAGTGACACCACTGGACGCGAACACCGTAGGAGTTGTACTCGTTCCAGTTATGTACCAACCGAAATATAGTTTGTTGCCAGAGATGCTTATACCACTGTATTTCCACAAGGCATTTGTATCATTACCGCCTTGTGTACAAATATACATTTGACCATAGTCATTGACATATAAATCTCCGACAATTGCTTCTGTAATATCTGTGTCATAAGCTGTCGGAACTGTACTTGTACCGGTTATTGCATTACCAAAAAAGTAACGACCGCCAGTTACGTCTTTATTTATATACACAAACAGCTGTTGATTAGGTACATTCTTAGGCTGTTGCGGAGTTACGGGTACCGCGACCACATTCTGCACATTAGCCATTAGTTATTACCTCCAACATTTGCTGCGACGTATATCGTAGCTTTCTCAAGTAGCGGAATGTTAAACACGACACTGACGCGCTCAACATCAGACGTGACCTCTTCTTCACTCTCAACAAGACTTATGGAATAAGTATAAGTCTGACTGCTCCATTGTGCTGTTACATCAGACTCCAATCCAAGCACAAGTCTTAACTCATACTCATAATATCCGGCGTCGCCTGCGCCATCTTGACTTTCATACTTATACACATAGTACTTACCATCAGCTTTGCATTTGAATACGCAGTCATTGCAGTACTGACGACCGTTTGCATCTGTATCGACATCAGGATATGTAGCAACGTCAAAATTGTTTATGTTATTTATCTCTACAGCAGTTGTGCTCTTAAATCTGTAATATTTACGCAGATCGCACCACACGTTATACTCATAAGCATTCTCTGTTGCGAACGAGTTACTAACCACACTGAACAATAAGTAAGGATGAGTAAGCTCGCTACTCACGATGAACGGCGAGTCATCCTTATTTGTAAAAGAGAAGTCAACTGTAAAAGTCTCTCCTCTTTTTATTGTCAAGTTAGTACCATTTACGTTCATTGTATCGCACTCCCTATTGTACTCGCATCAGCAGACTGAGCACTGAATGCGTCATTACCTTTAGCAGCTCTATTCCGCTCGTTTGTTCTCTCAACGTTAGCAGCGTGAGTAGCACCATTGCCAGCAGGACCGCTATTCTCTCTTGCACCGCCGCGACCATCTTGACCTTGCTGTATCATCGCAATAGCAGCCTGCAGAGCATCAGGGTTTTGCATCAATGCCTGCTCAAGCTCAGGAGGCAAATGCTGACTGTTATCCTTAATACCAGCAAGAACTGTCTTAGCAAGAGGATAACCGAGTTGATCCATAATGTTCCAGAACAACTCTCTGACTCTCGGGTCAGTACCGTCGCCGAACGTACCCATTGTGAACATATTAAGCATCTCTTGCCACATCTGCGTTCTGCTCTGAGTCAATGTCGACGCCGGGTCTGTATCAAACTTCAAGTCGTCACGATAATATATCTGACCGTACTTGTCCTTCGCAAGGAACATGTACTTATTCCATGACTCTTCTTTCTCTTGTCCATCCGGCAATATCTTCACGAACTTACGGCTCTCGTCACTGAACGCAAGTAAATACTTAAGAACGAGCTCGTATATACCCGCGAATGACGCGGCCTTCATCACACGCAAAGACTCTATACGTCCTGCTGTCTGAAGTGCTTGATACTCCTTAGCTTTACCAGACGCAGCGGATGAGTCCTTCTGACCCTGGAAGCTGTTAGTAACACCGGACGATGCTTTAGCGCTGTCGTATATCGTGTTAGCAAGCATCAAGTCTTGAGATGTATCAGCAATAACCTGCTTAACTTGAACCATCGCCGCTTCTTCGGGAGTTTTAACTTTGACGACCTTAAACGTCTCGTTTGTATCGTCAATCTGATGTCCGCGCTCAAACTGTGTAACCACGGCACCAGACTTAAGAGTTTTGTCAGTAGCCTTTGTATACAGTTTGTTTATAACGTCCTGCATATCAAGCATCATACCAGCAAGAGATATACCGTATATGCTATCAACAGAACTAACTGCTGGTCTCGGCACGAAAGGCAATTGATTTATCCTATAGAAAGGCACCTTTGTTCCAGCCTTAAGAAATACTCTTGTCGCGTACTTTTCCTTCTCGGCAGGATCGTTAGTCTCTCCTTCCTCATAAGGATTGTACATCTCCATTATGTCCTCAGTCAGTATGTCATCTTTAGCATTCTCATACTTGAATGACTTACCACCACAGCGCGGGCATATTTCTCCAGCCGGAACTATTTCACCACAAGTCTTGCAAACTCTTATCTTGCGTATCTGCCAATCTTTTTCATTGCAGATAACTTGCATACTCGTGGGAGAAAACATGAAAAGGCCGACAATATGGTTCTCATTCAAATAGTAACAAGAAACCACGTCGACCAAGTTTGTGTCACCCTTGTTAGGTATTATTCTGCGACCGTACAGGTCCCATATCCTAGAGGCTGACACTTGTCTGAGTTCGAAGATATACTCTAACAGTTTATAGTCTTTTACGCCCGGCTGCGGATAGACGTGATCAACGGGACAAAACTCAATACGGACGTCACCACTTCTCTCGTGGGTATTAGCAGTTGAGTCCCACCAAATCTTATACCAGCCGGTACCGTCGACGTACGTCGCTCTCTCAGAACGATCGTTTTCAAACTTAGTGAGTATATCATCGACCTCAAATTTGAGGTAGTCTTCTGTAATATGAACAAGAGGCAAGTCGGTCTTATAGCGCGGTTTAATCTTCGGCATCGGAACACCGTTATCAACCAGCGACTCGACTATCTCGTATATCATTTTCCAGAGTTGACGACCCTTTTCAGAGCTCTCGTCGCCAGTCTCTTTGTTAAGTGCACCAAGAGTACCGAGATAGGCCTTGCGCCACTTTCTCAGGTTCTTTTCATTGCACTCTTCACTGCCGTCCTGAGCGCTCTTCGTAATACTGTACAAAGCGTTAAATTTCTCGACAAGCTCGTTCTCACGATCCGTGTTAACGTAGTAGTTTGTCGGGTCATCCCACTTTAGGTACATGTCTATGCGATCGATCATATCCACCTCAATTATATTATATGTATATTATAAGTATTTTGTCACTTTAATGGCCAAATAAGCGGAAATATAAACCATGCTAATAAAAAGCTATAGTATCTGCTATCAACACAATAACTATAGCTTGTAATATATCTCTTTTCTTCTTACGCATAATCTTGCCATTCTAAAGGGGCGCCGTATTGTTGTATGAACTTCTCTTGATCAAGCTCATTTAAGCTGTAGAAGTCATCCCACATGTCCTTATACCACTTAGTAAATCTGACGTACTTCTTTTTAGGTGCGACCTCTTCTCCAGTTATTAGTTTAACTATGCGGGCCAATGCTTGTGAGCAAGCGTCGACCATGTCGTCATGCTGTGCGAACGGGAATGTGCTGTGCTGAACAATGAACATCTGCTCAGGTGACATCTTGGCCGGTCCTGCCCACTCAATGTCCTTAGCCTCTTCTGTAGTAAAGTCGTTAGGTATGTGGCACGCGAATGTAGCCACGAACGGACTGACAGCTTGCGCACGACTATACTTACCGCCAAGAGGTTGTACAGGGACTATCGGAGGAATATCTGCTGTATACCGCAATGTGTCAATAATAGCAGAGCCGTTAGCCTTATCTTCTATGAGCAGTTGGTCAATTGTAGGAAAGTCCTTGCATATCTTCTTAATGTACTCAACTGTCTCGACGAAGCCCATGCGCTTGTTTATCAGCTTATACAAATAAGCGTGGTTCTGTGCCAGACCCCATAGCTCTATTGCGACCATGTCGCTTGTCTCTGTCTTCTTAAATGTAGCGTCAACGCTCAGGCAAGTATACTCAAAGTCTGTGAACTTAACATGACTTCTACTGTACGGTTGCCACCAAGTGCTCTTGAACAAGTTACCTTGCTGTGCTGACGGATGACCTTGGTACAATGCATTCCACGTACGCTCGCCATCGCCGGCCATAACAAGTATCTTCTTCTTGCGAAGCCACTCGTTGTCGTTTCTTATGCGCTGAGGCAGGTCCATATCTCCAAGGTGTGTACCCATGAGTGAGTCGCCTAACTGTCTGCCTAGCGGGTCAGTGTCAGGATCCTCACACTCACAAGGCAAATTAATAGTCTCCCATATAAACTCGCTCCAGTTCTTTTGTATATAGCCGATGACGTCATTCTCAACCCAGCGTGTCTGTATGACAATGAGCTTACCACCAGGGTGAATACGTGACTGAACCGACGGTCCCATCTCATCGTGTATCTTAGCCAGTACTGTCTCGCTGTCGGCGCTCTCTTTGTTCTTGATCGGATCGTCAATTATGAACAAGTCAGCACCGAAACCGGTTATACCACCCTTGAGACCCGCAGCTCTGCAACGTCCTCCGCCGCACTCTTCAGCAACTTCCCACAATGCTACACCTTGGACCTTGTCATTAGGCTTGACGTCAAACACCTCACAGGCATAGTTATTAAACTTGTCTCTGTTGCGTCTACTGAATGACTCAGCGAATGTGCCCTCGTATGACGCAATTATCACGTTACCGTCAGGATACTTGCCGAGATACCACGAAGGAAGAGTCTCAGTGACCGTGAAACTCTTCCCGTGGCGAGGAGGAACTGACAAAAGGAGAATATCCATCGGGTTGTCAGTAGGTGTTTCCAAAAATTCTTGTATCTTGTCGCACAAATACTTATGAAAGTGGGTCATATAGAAGCCAGGGTTAGCCAGTTTCACATATTCACTATAATTTTTGCGACAGCAGCGTCTAAGCCACTCTCCTTCTGGTGTTCTTGGTATCATATTACAATCCTATCTTATATTATTCCGCCTCTAATTAACGATATAAGTACTGAAGCACCACTAACTAAGACAGAAATAATCAATGCTATCCAGCAAATTCTATCCTCACGCTTCTGTTGTTCCGTCTTTTCAGTCTTTTTTAACATTTTCGCCCTCTATAGCAATGTTTTTAGCTTCTAAGGCCTTCTGTTCGCGCATTTTAACTATCATTTCGAGCTCTTCGTCAGTGAGTTGCTCGTAAGGATTGTTAACTTGCGCATTAACTTTCGTCTCATCAATCGGTTTTGCTCCCAAAGTGTCGCGAATGAACACTGCTGCGTTAGTATCAAAGCGAGCTTTTATCATTTGACACTGCAAAATCATCTCCAGTTCGGTAGGTTCACGACCTTGTTCACCAAGCGCTTCAATATCTCTCTTCAATTTTGCATAAGAATACTCTTCAATCTGTTGTGCAATTGAAGGATTGCCGTCTTTATCTGTAGCAACGATTGTTTGTCTAGCAGCAGGATTTGCAAGAATTGCGTTTCCAACTGATTTCCACGCTTCACGGCTAAACTTTACGTCGCCGAAAACATTTTGCATCTCTTTAAGTGCACGAATTTCACCTTTACTCATAAAATCACCTCGTATATATTATATAATATATTTTTTATATATGTCACTATATACGTGTGTGGGCACCACATTATTTTAATATAGTTCAAAAGGAAGTGATTTTGAAAATTTTGAGGTCGGTACTCACAAAAATCTATATACGTGCGTTCTGGGCACGCGCACCCACCCGCGTTTTTTAATACAGTTCAAAAAGTCTGTATATCGTAATATCAGATTGCCCGATTTTGGTCGCAATTATTATTTGTGTCGATTGACGAATCGACGAACGTAAAAATAAATAATATATCTTGGAGGTACAAGAGTATGTGGTACGTATATGACGATGATAACAACAGGTATTGGGAGTTTCATAGCAAAGAAGATATGCTTGAGTTCATAGACTGTATGGACGAGTATGGCATAGTAAGAGAGTCTTGGTACGTAGAGTATGACTACTTCGATCGTAGTAAGAGGAACGATAGGTATCCCATAAGTGACTTTGTGTACTTTGATTAAAAACGCGAATTTCGGTCGCAATTATTATTAGTGTCGGTTGACGACAAAAAAAAAAAATAAAGGCCTGTTGGTCGGCCTTGATAATAGACTAACATACCATAAGGAGGTACATTATGGAAAAGTATATCATCAGAGCAAATAGTAACAGCAAGTACGGCTACGATCTTGTTATCGTAAGCGAAGACGGAACCGAGACTATCAAAGAACTTACGTCCAAGACGACAGACGGCTATCTCAGACTACCTGAAAATCCCCTTGGACAAAAGATGGTCTCACTTAAGAAACTCGGGTCTGAGGACTACGAACTTCAGAGATACGAAGGTCGTCATACTTCAAACAGAGGCTCAAGTAACGGTCCTACCAAGAGAGATGACTTCTTGCAAGCCCTCGCACTCTGTCTTGACAAAGATGAGCGCAAAGTGTTCCTCGAACTTTGCACAAAAGCGAAATCTCGTTTCGAGATCTTCAAGAAACGTGAGATGCTCAAGAAGCAAATCGCTGAGATGCAAGCAAAGTTGGAAGAGTATAATAACTAAGGTACCTAAGCCCGCTAGTCGGCTTCTAATAGGCTAGCAAAGGAGTAAACTATGGTAGTAACTAAGTGTCTTCCCTATATCAACAACGAAATCAAGTTCTGCAACTTACTCAATCACGAAGATAAAAGACAAAAGTACTTTCTACGTAAAATGCTCAAACGTCAAGAAGAGCAACGTCAAGCCGAAGAAGCGATGCACAAAGTATGTCCATACTGCTTTATGCAAATGCCCTTGACGAACGTGTGCGATTTGTGTGGATATAAAGCATAAGTACTTACCCTCTCGGCCGGGTTATAATAGACCGAGAAAGGTTCAAACTATGTCAATAGCAGATATGAGGTATGCTCTCTATCAAGTACCTAAGTACAAGGGAGCATACGGTTGGATACAACGAGTCAACAGAATGCACGAGGACCAAGTTCTTGCGGTATATCTTCGCTTTCAAAGACGAGGTTTGCTCAAGAAATAGCCCTTTGTAGCAATGTTATGAGGCTCTTTGGGCCTCGAGGAGGATTATAATGCACGAAAACGATATGTCTATGGAAGATATGAGATACGCGATGGCTTTCTTTCAAGTCTATCTCAGAGATCACGAAAACGATAACCTTGACTTCGACATACTTATGTTTGCACTTTGTGAGCATCGACCTGACCTATTTCAGTTGCCTCGCGATGAAAAGGTCTTGTACAAGATTGTTTGTAAAGTCGCGAGCCTATAAAATCATCGGTAACTTGGTAGTCGGGTTAGGGGGCCTGAGTACTGAAACACGAAATTTTTTCGAAAGTGTAGGGAATTTTATATAGCCAGCCCCTGATTATTATATATTAAAAATATGATTTTCAGAGAAAGGACTGTGAGAAAGGCATAATTTTGCTACCTGCTATATAAATATATTAAAAATTCACCCTCTAAGTAGACTTTTTTATCTATATTATTTATTATAGTATAGATAATAGAGGATATAATATATTTATATAAAAAAGTAAATTAAAAATTTCTCACATTTTAATATATAAAAATGGGGGGCGGGCTATCCCTTTATCCTAGCACTTTTCAAAAAATTATATGCTTCGTGTATTTGGCCCCTTATCACGATTACCAAGTCACTAAATAAAAAGGAGGTATTATGAACTATTATCCCAAATACTATTTCTTCGCCAAGCACGAAATCGGAGATGACCCCGTTATCAATATGAATGACGGCTTCTTCGATGCTCATCTCAGCCATCGTAACTATAAAAAGTTCTTCAAGTATGTGTCGGAAATCTATAAGTTCAAAGGCAAACGTGACGAACTATCCGCTGAAGCATCGCTTGAAATTCACAACAAATTGACAGAGTGGGAGATATCACTCTCAAAGGAGGTATAACCTATGGAACAACAGCATATCAAAACAACATTTGAGTTCATCTCAACAAAAGACGAGTTGCCGCCGACTAGCGGAACATATCTCACGATGAATGCGTCCGGCACAATGATAACAACATTGCCGTTCAGCACTCGTCATCAAGTGTTCAACGCTCACGACGATGATGACTATGCCTCATTTGCAATAAACGTTGCATATTGGGCTCATATCCCTGCGAAACTCAAGGACGTTATGTCCGAATTACGACAGGAGGTAGAAGATGACTAAAAGACACATCTTCGGTGCAATACTTCAGTTTATTGTTATTCTGATGCTTTCCGCAGGAACAACGCTAAATTGGGTCGGCTATGTCTACGAGGGAGTGCCTCTTATAAGTTCGATATGCCTTACGATCGTTGACGTAATTCTGCTATTATTTCACGCGACAGAATATGTTTTTGCGATGGCATATCTGATGGAGAAAAATAAAAAGGAGGACACAAAGAATGACGACTAATATACAGAAACTTCGTAATCACAATAATGCACAAGTACGGTTATTTGCCGAGACAATAACCTCATTGAGTGTCTCACAAGGCTTTTATGGGAGGCTTTGCAGAGATATTGACCAGTTCGGCGAAGCAGATTTGGACAATCTTATTCAAGATTTGTCCGAGCATCGGTTCAAAGACGCCGTAGACGTTGTTCTGTGGCTTGAGACTTAAGGAGGTAGAATATGCACGCAGCAGAAATGAGATACTATGACTTCAGTCGTACTGGCAATGTGCTCATATTGTTCATCAAAGTAAAAGATGCGCAACTTGCTAAGAAGTGTGATATGTATGCGACGCTCGCTTGGTTCCTTGACAATGAGGCAGCGGGCTTCGAGTACTTCGAGTTCTTCGCAGACAAGTTAGGTCTTGACTATGATGTAGCTGACCGTAGCCAAGTACCTAAAGACTCTCTGATATGGACTGCAGACTCGATAGAGCTTGATACAACTTGTGAGTACGAGATAGAGTTCAGGCGTCTGTTACAAGAATGGTATGACGAGCAATAACTCACAAAGTTAATACTCATAAAATGTTATTGTGACAAAATAAAAAATAAGTCATATAATATATTATGATTATTAAAAAATATCACACGGGCGAATCAATATATATTATATATGATGATATGAACGGAGGCATTGAGTCATGTATGATGTTGAGAATACAATAAAAAATAAAAAAGGAGATTATCAAAACTATGTCTAAGAAAGAAGTCATTGAGAATGAAGTGACCAACGTGAGCAGCGCGAACGAAGTTCTTGCCCATATCATCAAGGATGATGAGGGTAACTACAGAGTTGTCGACGAGGTGACCGGCGAGATCGGTGAGCCCTGCAAGTTGACGAAGGACGACGGCATTGCGCTTACTCCGAACCGCGCGAACAGATTGTGGATCGCTGTTGCGAAGGCTGAGGCTCTCCTCGCTACCCAAGGTCGTGTTGACCTCGTGTACAAGGCAACGAAGAAGCTCGGTCCCGTGAGCGACCGCATTCCGAACAAGGAGTTGCTTGCCTATATGGACGACGCGACTCGCGAAGAGTATCTCGCTATCGTGGCTGAGGCCAAGGCGAAGATGGAAGAGGCCAAGAAGACGCCGCTTACTGAGAAGGAGAAGTTGCTCGCACAGATCGAGCGCGCCAAGAAGAAGCTCGCGGCTTTCGACGATACCAGCGACGAGGAATAATCGCTGCGTAACCAACTGACAACCTCCGTTGCAGAATATCATAAAAGGAGATAAGATATGAAGAGCATTATTGATTTCATTCCCGAAGAGAAGATCGACAGGTTCAACGAGATCGTCACCGCCGCGCAAGCTGCTAAGGCTGCGGCACCCCGTAAGACCGGCACTCATGGTCCCCGCACTCCCGAGCAGAAGAAGGCAGCTGCTACGGCGAGACTTGCGGCTCTTGAGGCAAAGCTTGCGGCGCTCGAAGCCGGCGACGTGGTCGACTAATTGTGGCGCGCACTACTCCTTCCAATGAGTAGATAAACTATCTTGGATGACGATGTTAGACTAAAAGTAAAGTCTATCCGAAGCAGTGTAAGCGTGACGACTGTACAGACGGGTGATCCGCTAGTCCCGTCAAGCATGGATCTTTAGCTCAGTTGGTCAGAGCAGTCGGCTCATAACCGATCGGTCCTTAGTTCGAGTCTAAGAAGATCCACCAGCCGCTATTTCCCCGTTCGGCGGCAATGCGCTTTGATGCGTGTGACCTATCTGCTCCTTGGCTCACGCATCGCAAGGTTCCCGCGTACCTTCGGCTTTCGGTATTCGCCGATAAACGCGGCTTCCATGTACGCCGGTATTAAGGTTGGCAGTTATCCTTAATATCGGGTACCTCCTTGACCATAAAACTGCCACACTCCT